CCGATGCTGTGCCGGAGCCGCCGGTCAACCCGGTCACGCGCCGCGGCGATCTCTGGATCATGGGGCACCACCGCCTGTTGTGCGGTGACGCCACCAATCCCGACGATGTGGTGCGCCTGATGAACGGGGAGCGGGCAGCGTTGTTTGCCACCGACCCGCCGTACCTGGTCGACTACGACGGTACCAACCATCCGACCAAGAAGAACGCCACGGCTCGGGCCAGGAAGATCGCCAACAAGGACTGGTCCGAGGACTACATCGAGCACAAGCACTGGGACGATTCCAGTCAGGGCCCGCAGTTCTACGAGGCGTTCATGCAGGTCGCGATCGACTGCGCGATCGACGAGGATGCCGCCTGGTACTGCTGGCACGCCTCGCGGCGCCAGGCGATGCTGGAGGCTTGCTGGACCAAGTTCGGGGTCCTGCATCACCAGCAGATCATCTGGGCCAAGAGCCGCCCGGTGCTGACGCGCTCGGTCATGCTCTGGGCCCACGAGCCCTGCCTGTTCGGCTGGCGCTCGGGCAAGAAGCCGCGGATCAACCGCGAGGGCTTCGAGCACTGGCCGACGACGGTGTGGTCGATCCCGTCGAGCGAGATCGAGACGCGCGAGCATCCCACGTCCAAACCGGTCCGCGTGTTCACGCTGCCGATGGAGCTTCACACGGTGCCGGGCGAGATCTGCTACGAGCCGTTCTCAGGTTCAGGATCGCAGCAGATCGCCGGCGAGAAGACCGGCCGGCGTGTCTACGGGCTTGAGCTGTCGGAGACCTTCTGCGACGTCGTTCTCAATCGCTGGCAGACGTTCACGGGTAAACTTGCCATGCTCGATGGTGAGGACCGCTCGTTCGAAGACGTGAAGTCAGAACGGCTCGGCGCCGGCGATGCGGCGGAGGCTGCGTGAGGCAGTCGCGGCGCATGTCGCTGGTCGAGGCGGTCGCCAATGTCGTGGTTGGCTATGGCATCGCGGTGCTGGCCCAAGTCGTGGTGTTCCCGTGGTTCGGGCTTCACGCGACGCTGGCCGAGAACATGGCCATGGGCGCGCTGTTCGCCGTGGTCTCGATCGTGCGCAGCTACTCGCTCAGGCGGTTGTTCGATCTCCTTACCAACAGGAGTTCGGTCGGTGATATTGTAGGCAATGGCACCGAGAGAACCGACCGGGTCAAAGGCATCTGATCTATCCGCTGCCGCAGCAAAGCGCGCTGGACGCGGCGAAGTTTTGCCTGTGTCGCCACCGCCGTCTGCACGGCCCCATATCTTGCCTGGCGATCTACCGTCCGCCCTTGGTGGGCTCTCCGACGATGATTTGCGAACCCTGGCGGTCGCCGTCGATGGCGAGCTGAGCCGCCGTCGAATGACGATCGAGCGGCCGGCTTCGGGAGATGGCGATGCGAGGCGGGAGGCGCGGCCTGCCGCCGCGAAGCCATCCCGGCAGAAGACACAACCCGAAGACCCGCCCCTGACGACGGCACGGAGGACGGCCGTTCGCGCGGCCTTCAAGGCCGGTGTCAAACCGACGATGATAGCCCGCAAGTTCAATGTAAGCCCCGCGGTGATACGCCGGGTGTTGTCGGAGACGTCGGATTGATCGCAGTTGCGGGACCGAGATAGAGCGCGACCGGAAATCGTGATGCCGTTGCTCCGTGGAGGCAACGGCATCTTCAGATCGCTTATGTTGAGCTCAGCATAAGCGGTAAACCCGCCCGCGCCCGTCGACCTTCTCGGACGTGACCTCGAGCCCGAGCTTCTTCTTGAGCGCCCCTGATATGGCACCGCGCACCGTGTGTGCCTGCCAGCCGGTGGCCTCGACGATCTGCTGGATGGAGGCGCCCTCGGGCGTCTTGAGCATCTCGATCAGCATGGCCTGTTTACTGCCCTTGCGGCGTTCGATGGCCGGAGCCTCGACGCTCTCGTCGGCAACACCTTCTGGCACCTCGTCGTCATCCGTGATGCCGAGAGTGTCGTAGGCCAGCCGCGTGGCGCGCAGGGTGATGGGCCCACGCTCCCCATCGTGCCGCCAGACGGTGCTGAGATCGCTGGCCTCGACCTCTTCGATGAGGCTGCGCTTCAGCAAGCTCTTGCAGATGTTGCCGACCGCGCCGCCCTTGACCTTGGACGTGATCGGAAAGATCAGCCCGTCCTCGCGGGCGCAGGCTGCGCTCAGGATGACGGCCTGGATGTCGGTGAGTTGGATCTGGTTCATCGTGACCTCCGGGTATTGGGAGGTGCGCCATCGCACCTCTCCTACGACCCAGAGCCCGGCCGGTTGCCGGGCGTGGAGGCGGCAGCGTGCCGTTGGCGTCAGGCAGCCATCTCGGCTTTGCCGACGAATCTCCATTCGGTGTTCTGTGTGGCGGTGATCGTGTTGTTCATCGTTCGACTCCGTCGCTCAGTGTGATCGCATACACGCTCTGGTCTGGGGATAGATCAAGGTGATTGTGACGGCCTGGCCGAGCGGCGAATGACCGGCCGAAATCGACGTCGGAGAGGCGGCAGCGTGAGCGAAGCAACCTACCCCGTCTCGACCATCGCCAAGCTGCTGATCCTGACCGAGCGCCAGGTGCAGTCACTGGCCAAGGACGGTGTGCTGCCCAAGGCCGAGCGCGGCCGCTACGTGCTGGTTCCGGTCGTCCAGTCCTACATCCGCTATCTGCGGGAACGGGCCATGGGTGGTGGCTTGGGCGGCAGCGACGACGATCGCATGCGGCTCACCCGGGCCAAGGCCGACATCGCCGAGATGGAAGCCGAGCGGCTGCGCGAGATCCTGATCCCGGAAGATCAGATCCGACCCGTCGTCACCGCGTTCGTCGCGCGCTTCAAACAGAAGACATTGGCTGTGGCACCCAAGGCCGCCCCCATGGTCGCCGTGGAGACCGAGCCCGATGCCTGTCACGACATCATCGAGACGTTCCTGCTTGAGGCTCTCGCCGAGCTTGCCGGGATGGACGTCGAGATCGGCTCCGCACCCGGCCTGGACGACGATCCTGAAAGCGGGGACGCGAGCGGCGACCCCGCCGCCCAAGCAGACCGTGAGCGAGTGGGCCGATCACAACCGCAAGCTCAGCCCAGAGGCAAGCGCCGAGCCCGGCCAGTGGCTGACCGCGAGGGCTGAGTACCAGCGCGCGATCATGGACGCGGTGTCGGACCGCGGCATATCCACGGTCGTGCTGATGACCTCGAGCCAGGTCGGCAAGACCGAGTGCCTGAACAACGTGGTGGGATTCTATATCGCCCAGGACCCCGCCCCCATCCTGATGGTCCAGCCAACCCTGGAGATGGCGGAGGCCTGGTCGAAGGACCGGCTGGCGCCGATGCTGAGAGATACCCCGGCGCTGCGCGGCAAGGTCGCCGAGGCGCGCTCGCGCGACAGCGGTAATACGCTGCGCCACAAGGAGTTCCCCGGGGGGCATATCACGATCGCCGGGGCCAACAGTGCCTCTGGCCTGGCGGCACGGCCGATCCGCATTCTGCTGGCCGACGAGGTCGATCGCTATCCGCCTTCGGCCGGCACCGAGGGCGATCCGATCTCGCTGGCCAGACGGCGTACCGCGACGTTCTGGAACCGCAAGATCGTCATGGCATCGACGCCCACGGTGAAAGGCGCGTCGCGGATCGAGGCGGAATGGGAGCTGTCGGACAAGCGGCTCTACCATGTGCCATGCCGGCACTGTGGCGAGCACCAGGTGCTGCGCTGGCGGCAGGTCCTGTGGCCTGAAGGCAAGCCGGACATTGCGGCCTATCACTGCGAGCACTGCGGCACGCAATGGAGCGAGGCCGATCGCCTGAGTGCGATCCGGCACGGCCAGTGGCGCATCACGGCACAGGGCAACGGCTCGACCGCAGGGTTCTGGCTGAGCGAACTCTATTCACCGTGGTCGTCGCCGGCGACGATGGCGCGCTCCTTTCTGGATGCCAAAGGGCACCCCGAGAAGCTCAAGACCTGGATCAACACCTCGCTCGGCGAGACCTGGGAAGAGGATGCAGAGCGGGTCGACGGCCATACGCTGGAGACCCGGCGCGAACAATGGGGCGAGGCTCCAGCCGAGGTCCTGGTGGTGACCGCCGGTGTCGATCTGCAGGACGACCGGCTCGAGGTCAGTCTGCTGGGTTGGGGGCTGGGTGAGGAGTGCTGGGTTCTGGCCCACCGGATCCTCTACGGCGACCCCAGTGGTAACGAGCTCTGGCGTGAGCTCGATGGTCTGTTGCTGGAGCGTTTGGTCACGAGCGATGGCCGGGTACTGCCGGTGGCAGCGGCCTGCATCGACACGGGCGGTCATCACACGCTGGCGGCCTATCGGTTCTGTCGCTCCCGGCTGCGGCGCAAGGTCTTTGCGATCAAGGGTGCTGCAGGTCCGGGCCGGCCGATCTGGCCGCTGCGGGCAAGCAAGAACAACAAGGGCCGGGTCAACCTGTTCCTGATCGGGGTCGACACGATCAAGGATGCCGTGTTCGCGCGCCTGCGAGTTCAGCAGGCCGGGCCCGGCTATGTGCACTTCTCTGCCCAGCTCGATGCGACCTACTTCGCGCAGCTGACCGCCGAGCGGGTCCAGACCGTCTATCGCAAGGGCTTTGCGGTGCGGGCCTACATCAAGGATCCCGGCGCCCGTAACGAGGCGCTGGACTGCTTCGTCTACGGCTACGCAGCGATGTTTGCGCTCAACATCCAGTGGGGGCGGGTCGCCCGCAAGGCGTTCGGCGAGGCCGCACCACCGGTTCCCACGACCCGGGCGGAACGGCCGCCGCCCGAGTCCGCAGAGACAACTGAGGTGACAGAAGCCCCGGCACCAACCGGGGCTTCGCGTTTGAAGCGCCGGCCGATGCGACGGGTCTACAGATCGAGCGTGGTGAGGTGAGTGATGCCCAGCAGCTATCCATGGGAGGACTTCACCGAGGCCGAGCTTCGGGGCCTGAGGAAGCAGATCCAGTCCTCGCGTGGTCAGAACCAGGCACGGTTCGCCGACCGGGCCGTGACCTGGAGCAGCGAGGCCGAACGGCGCCAGCTGGTGGCCGAGATCACGGCTGAACTGAATCGTCTGTCGGGGCGCCCGTCGCTTCGTCGCCTGCGGATCGACAGCGACAAGGGGTTTGCGTGATGGCGATGAAGCAGGGGCGTATCGCCGTCCGGCTCAAGAGCATCAAGCCCGGTGCACGCATGGAGGCGGTCACGGTCAGCGGCTCGGGTGCGGCCATCGACTACGAGGCCGCCGGGCAGGGCCGACGTGCAGCGACCTGGCGCTCCACGGCTGCGGGACCCAACGCATCGCTGACCTATGCCCACGCCACCCTGGTCAACCGCAGCCGCGACGCGGTGAGGAAGAACCCCTACGCGGACCGGGCGGCCAGCGTCATCGAGACCAACGCGGTCGGCACCGGCATCAAGCCGCAGTTCCGCACGTCGGATCCTGGGCTCAACAAGGAACTGGCCGCGCTCTGGCTGGCCTGGACCGACGAGGCCGATGCCGACGGTCGGCTCGACTGGTATGGCCTGGAGAGCCTGGCGACACGTTCGATGTT